ATCTGGTGGCATAGGGAGGGAAGCGGAATGCCTCCGCTTAAGGGCGAAGAAGCCTGCGAACACGTTGAACGCGTCAGCGCTATCGCTTGGGCTAACGGCGCATACAAAGCGACCGAAGCGCTAGAAGCCGAGAACGCCCGCCTCAAGGCCGAGGTCGAGCGGCTCCGCAAGGCGGGGGATGCGGTCTGCGAGTCTCCTTATCTATGGGAAGACGACCCCGCCGTGATTGCGTGGCGAGCCGCCAAGGAGGGCAAGCAGCCATGACCCTCAACCAGCGCTTCTCCGTCGTCGCCCTGCTCCTGCTCGGCCTCTCCGCCCAGGCTAAGTCGGATGCGGCCTTTCTCTCCGCCGTTGCCGAGGTCGAGTCCGGGCACAACCGCAAGGCCATCGGCAAGGCCGGTGAACGTGGTATGTATCAGGTCGGCAAGGAGGCATGGGACGACGCTAACGAACGGCTAAAGCGGGAAGGCCACTACCACTACCAGTTCAGCAAGTGGCGCAACCCGACCGCCCAGGACATGATCGCGTCCGCCCACCTACGCACCATCCGCGACCACTTCGCCCGCATCGGCATCGTCGCCCCGTCCCCCGAACAACTCGCCCTGGTCTGGAACGTGGGCTGGTCGGGCGCGGTCGAACGGCGCTTCAAGCCTAACGACTACGCCCAGCGCGTCGGCAATTTATTCCGCTCGCAAAAGGCTTTGACCCGCTGAAACCTTCGACCGTGGCGCACATCATCATCGCAGTAGACCCCGGTCAGTCTGGCGGCATCGTCTGGTCCAAGACCGGCGAGCCTGAAATCTACGCCGACAAGATGCCACCGACCGACGTGGAGGTCTGCCAGTATATCGCTGACGTCTCGCTTAAGGCTAAGGACGTGGAGCTCTTCCTTGAGGAGCCTTCCGTCGCCGGCTACGGCCCGAAGATTCCCGCCGCCTCCATCGCCCGCCTCGCTCAGAATTACGGTATGATCTACGGCGCCGCCGTCGCCATGGGTTGGAAGATTCACCGCGTGAAGCCCCAGGCGTGGCAGGCCGCCCATTCCCTGGGCAAGAAGAAGGACCACGGCAAGGGCTGGAAGAACCACCTCAAGGCCCGTGCGCTGGAACTGTACGGCAGCCGACTCGATATCACCCTCTGGAACGCCGACGCGGTCCTGATTTACGATGCCGCCCAGCGTGGCGCCATCAACTGACCTTTCCCAACCTATGAAGAAAACCTCCATCAAGAACATCCCCGAGGCTCAGGCCTACGCTGTCATTCCGGGCACGCGCTACATCCTGCTCCCCGACGGCGTCCTCGCCAAGCCCCTGACCAGCACGCTCAAGCCGTCCGGCCCCGCGTACAACATCGTCATCGACGGCAAGGTCCGCCAAGTCCCGCTCTCCGTCCTCCAAGAGTCCATCGGCAAGGCCGACATCCGCGACCTGATCCGCAAGGACTGACCTCCCCTTTCCCTATGCCTAAAGAACCCACCCCCACCAACACCGCGACGGCCGACCTGGTCGCCGCCCTCGCGCAGCTCGACAACGTCAAGGCCAACAAGGTCGTGAAGGCTAACTTTACCGCAAGGTATGTCAGTCTCGACGCGCTGCTCGATGCCGTGAAGCCGGTCCTCCTCGACCACAACCTCGCCTTGATCCAGACGCTCGTCTCCCAGGAGGGCAAGATTGGCGTCTCCACCGCCTTCCTGCACACCTCCGGCGAACGCTTCGATTTCGGCACGCTCCTCATGAAGGCCGAAGGCCTGACCGCTCAACAGGTGGGCGGATTGATAACTTATGCGCGTAGGATGTCAGTCAGCACCGCCTGCGGCATTAGTGTGGACCTAGATGACAATGGTTCTGAGGCCTCTGGCATCCGATCTGCGGCCATTTCTAACGTCGCCCCTGCCTTCTCCCCCACCCCTCGCCCCCTGACCAAATGAGCGACCCTAAGCCCTTCGACCCCTTCGACCCCATCTCCGCCGCCATGGGGGCCTTGCACGGCCAGAACCTCCTCGCCGCCAAGGACGCCCGCATCAAGCAGCTGGAGGAACGCTTGGAGGCAATGCGCGAGGCCGGCGACCAGCTCTGGTACTGCGTCCGCCACGCCCAGCGCGTCCACGCCGAGGAGCTCATCGACGCCGTGGAGGAATGGCAGGAAGCCCGCAACCATGGCTGAGACTCCCAAGGGCATCGAGAAGATCGCGGCGACCATCCGAGGTCAGTACGCCCTGCTCCTCCTCCTGGACGGCTACCCTTACGTCGAACTGACCGCCCGTAAGCACGCCGACTTCCTCACCGACCTCAACGCCTGGAGGCGCAAGACCTACCCGTCACTCTCACGCTCCGTCGTCCGATTCTTTACGCTCGCTCCGAGCGGGGAGATTAAAGAACTTACCTTCACCAAATGACGAACCGCGAATATCTCAGGAACCTCCTGACGCAACTAGCCGGCGAACTGGCCACCCTCCGCCCTAACTCTTTTGAGGGCATCGCCGGTGATGCCAACGCGCTCGCCGAGTCCATCATCGCCGTCAACAACGAGCTCGACGCCCTGGACGCCGACAAGATCGAGGAGGCCTATCACGTCAAACCGATCTACGACCGCATCAAGGCCGTCATCGCCCATGAGCGCGTCCTCCGCAATCAGCTCGACCGCATCGCCCTCGCCGCCGACAACGCCATCGACCTGTGCAACCTCCTTTCGGCGCACGTCGAAGAGCACAACCCGAGCGACGACGACGCCTCACTCTGACCCTTTCCACCAAACGCACACCATGCCCCAAATCCACGACCGCAAAGAATACCGCGCCTTCCCGGCGCTCAACCAGTCCGCCGCCAAGGTGCTCGTCGCCAACTCGCCGGCGCATTATCAGGCTTATATCAACACGCCCCAGGAAGAGACCAAGGCCCTCAAGTTCGGCACGTTCGTTCACGCGGCCGTCCTTGAACCGCAGACTCTCGACGACCTCTACGCCACCGCCCCGGATGTGGATCGCCGCACCAAGGACGGTAAAGAGCAGTGGGCGGCCTTCGCCACGGCCAACGCTGGCAAGACCATTCTCGACGCGGAGGAGTCGGCCATCGGCCATCTGGTCGCCGCTCATGCCCGCCTTGCGCTGAAGACCCACGGCGTGGAGTTCGACGCGACCGAAGTCATGTACCATGTGGACTACTGCGGCGTCCCGCTCAAGGCCGCCATCGACGGCGTCTGCGGCGACTACCTCTGGGACATCAAGACCACCGATGACGCTTCGGCTGCGGGTATGCTCAAGGCTATCCGCAACTACCGCTACAACCTCCAGGCCTACTGGTACCGTCTCGTCTACGAGCTCGCCACGGGCCGCCGCCCTCTCGGCTTCCGCTTCCTCTTCGTCGAGAAGGAACCGCCCTTCGCCACCGCCGTCTGCGAGATCGGCCCCGACCTGATGTCCTACGCCGTCTCCGATTTCGAGAAGGCCATCACCCTCTACAAGGAATGCAGCGCCTCCGGCGTCTGGCCGTCCTACCCGGAGGAAGTCCAGGTCATCGACATCAAGTCCACCACCACCGCCGCCCCTATCAACTTCGCCTAACATCATGAACCTAATCAAAGTAACCCGCTACAACGGAAACCACGACGTCTGCTACGTTCGCGTAGACACCATCACCGGCGTCGCCCACTACTCGCCCGACAAGTGCACCATCATCTACGATGGCAGCGACAGCGCTTACTATGTCAGCGAATCGGTGGAACAGGTTCTGGCCATGATGAAGAAAGGCCTCCCTGCTAACTACATCAACATCATCACTCCGTCCGAATCCGCCTAACATGGAACCCAACAACGAAAAGACCCCGCTCACGAACATCAGCCAGAACGGGACGTACAAGCTGAAACTCATCCGCCCCAAGGGCACGGACAAGGTCAAGGTCTGGGAAGACGGCACGTCCTCGTGCCGCCTGTTCTTCCTCGACGACAAGGGTTTCTGCCTGAGCAAGAACTTCTCCACCAAGTACGGCAAGGCGCTCGCCATGCTCGTCGGCAAGTTCTCCGGCAAGTTCACCAACGAGATTAGGCTCGACGCGACTCCCGCCGAGTTCCTGGAGTACATCAGCCCCGCGTGCGGCCAGACGCTGCTCGTCGGCGTGGAGGTCGAACCGAACGGCGAGTGGCAGGGCAAGCCTCAGTATAAATACAAAATCTCGTACCCCCGCGGCTCCCAGAAGCCCACGGTCGCCGAGCCCACCCCTGACAACCCGCCCTTCTGATGGACAACCATCTCAAGCTGCGGGAAGCCCTCGTCGAGGCCCTGCTGAAAAACCCTGACATCAAACTGCGCCGCGTCAGGCGCAAGGTGAAGATGTCCGGGCGACAGACCCGCATCGCCGCCCGCATCGCCAAGGCCTTGCGCAAGACTAACGAGGCCGCCGCCTAATGGAACCCATGTCCGCCCCGACTTTAGTTCTGGTGAGCGGGTTCGCAAGGGCCGGGAAGGACACCCTCGCGGAAGGCATCCTTGAATGGTCCCGCCGCCCGTCACGCAAGACGTCCTTCTCTGCCCACCTCAAGGACGCCGCGAACGACTTCCTATGGTCCCTTAATCTGGAAGGCGATTTCCATAACGAGGCCTTCAAGGTGAAGCACCGCGATCTCCTCGTCACCATGGGCAAGTTCGCCCGGTCAATGAACCCGGACGTCTTCGCCGAGAACCTCGCCCACTTCGTCCCGATCCAGATGGGCCCCGATGAGGTCGCCCCCGAGACGGTCGTCGTTTCCGACTGGCGCTATATCAACGAGCTGCGGGTCTCCCAGTCCATCCTCTGGAACCTCGGCTGGAAGGTCCGCACCGTCTACGTCGCCACCGCCGGCGTCGGCCCCGCGAACGACGAGGAACTCGACAGCATCTGCGAGATTAAGCAGTTCCATTCCTTCGACCAGGAGTTCGTCTTCGCGCCTAACTCCCGCCAGTGCATCCTCGCCGAAGGGCGTCATCTGGCCAAGACGTGGAATCTCTGATCGTGGAAGAGCCCATGTCCATGGAGGAGACCATTGCATGGGCCAAGGGCATCGGCATTTCCGC